ATATTTATAATATAGGAAGATGGAGACTAGGAATTCTTAAAAATAATAGAATTACAATTAGTTGGTATGATACAGGTAATTTTTTTACAGGTACTATTAAAAACAAACACGAACTATCCAGATTGATGAAACAATTGGGTATTAAAAATCAAAGTATTAACTCAACAAAAGAAAAGTAACCAAAAGAAAATAGTTAGGGGTTTTTTATTTATTTAATTTCCCTGGCCAATATCTTATTAAAGAGATAATAGCGCAAAGCTAATAATAATAAATGAGATATGCAAGTTTTTAACAAATATTTAACAAATTAAATTATATGACAAGTTTAGATTCAGAAATAGAAGAGTGTGCTTTTTTACGTAGTAAATTAAATGACTTTCTTTGTAGTGATAAAGGAATGTATATAGAAGATTTAAACGAACTAGATTATAAAAAAGTAGAACTGCAAAATTATTTAGAGGAACAAGTAAGAATTGCTATTTATAATGTTACTATTTTTAATAGAATAAATAAGCCTATTTGTCCAAAAAAGGTTGAAGAGTTGGCTGAAGCTACAAGAGCTTCAGAAGATTATAAATCTACAATTTTAGTAACTGATAAATATGAAATGATAAGGGCTTTAGGAGAATTTTTTGAAGAATTTAAAATATTAGATTCTTTAGAAGAGAAAATAAGGCATTTAGAAATTTCAATAGATTTTAAAAAAAAAATATTATAATCAATAGTTATGAAGAAGAAAATAGTTATTAATGTTAAATTAGAAGGAAGGGAGAAGGTTGATATGCCTAGTGCATTGTTTAAAATGATTAGGCAGTATGTTAGCATTATATCTATATTCTTTGGTAATTTAACTCCTAGGCAACAGGATTTAGTTGCTGCTTTACTCTACTTAGATAATAAGTATAGAGAGGAAATTCCTAATGATAAGTTGAGGTGGGAAGTTATTATGTCTAAAGAAGGTAAGGACCAGATTAAAGGGATTGCCAATTTAGGGGATGCAAATTTTCATAATAATCTTTCGAGTTTAAGAAAAGTTGGTATCTTTGTAAATAATACTTTAATTCCATCTATTAGGATTTACCCTAAAGGAACTTTTACATTGTCTTTTGAATTTAATGAAATTTCTGAGTAATAAGAGAATTGTAGATACGGCAGACTTGTTAGACACATATCTGAAGAATATAGATATATGTGAAGACTACTTTCTATCTACAGGAACTTACGTGGAATGTAGAATTTTCTTATCAGAAGAAGGAGGTATATTAAAATATTATGCAGAAGAGGATAGAGGAAATAATACAGAAGGTAGCGAATAAACATGGACTTCCTAAAGAAGTAGTAGGTCAGATATATAAATCTACTTTCTCTTCTGTGAGACAGGGGTTGTTGAAATTAAAGAATGTACGAATAATTAATATAGGATTGTTTATTGCTAGATTATATATCTTACAGAAAGACCATTCACTAACAAGAAAATTTAAACAAGATGAGCGTTATAGAGAAATTTCCAATAGATTATATGGGAAAAAAGATTGAAGTTTTTAATAGTATAGCTCCTGAAAGGTTGGAGGGAGAAACTCAAGAAGAATATAGGATTAGAAGAAAGTTAGTATCTTTGTGGGTGAAAAGAAAGAGTAGAGGGTATTTTGCTGAGATAGGTACTCCTACTAAAGCAGGTCAAAAGAAGAGGATTATCAAAAGTATTCAGGAGGCTGAAAGAATAGATACTAAGAATAAGAGTAAGTAAATATATTAAAAATAAATATTATGAGTAACTTTAAAGAAAGACTAGAACTTGAGACAGAACAGTTAGAAGAAAGATTAAGTAAGTTAGATGATTTTATAGAGAGTGAAAAGTTTAAAACTATTGACCCCTTTCAACAACTTATGTTGGAAATTCAACTAACTGCTATGGTAACTTATTACACTTGCTTAGAAGCAAGACTTAAACAATTAAATTAAAATAAAATAAACATGAGAGTAGAAAAAGAGACACAGAAAGTAGCAGAGGACATTCTAAATTTAGAAGTTCTTGCAGAAAGATTTATCATTGAACCTGTTATTGAGGAGGTTGTGATGGGAGTAGATTTGGACGAAGAAGAGAATGTACAAAAGGCATTCAAAGTAATTCAAACTGTTATTTTAGCAGGTCCTGATGCAGGAGTTAAAGTAGGAGACAAGGTAGTTTTGGATAATTATAATGCAGGTGTTCCTGTTATGCTAGGGCAGAAAGGATACTTATGCTACCGTAAATCTAATGTTTTAGGAATTTATAGAGGATAATATTATGGCTAAGAAAACATTACATCATCCACAAAAAGCATTACTTAAAGGAGTAGATGAATTGTGTGATGCAGTGTCCGTAACATTAGGACCTTATGGTAAAAATGTGGTATTATATAGGGAGTTGAATCCTCCCTATTCCACAAAAGATGGAGTAACTGTAGCTAGAGAAATTACTTTTAGTGACCCTGTAAAGCACATGGGAGCTGAAATGGTTAAACAAGCTTCTATAGAAACAGCTACTCAAGCAGGTGATGGTACTACAACTACTCTTGTACTTGCACAGTCTATTTTGAAAAATGCTTTGGGAAGTACTATAAATAGTAATTCTTTAAAGAAAGAAATAGATGCTTGTATTGAAGAATTGATAGAATATATTAAACCTGAATTTACCTTAGAAGATAATAATTATTTAGAGCTTATTAGTAAAGTAGCAACTATCTCTGCAAATAATGATAAAGTGATAGGTAATCTTATTACAGATGTATATAAGGATTTGGGAAAGGATGCTATTTTAAGTATAGCAGAATCTAAGACTGGAGAGACTTATACAACTAAAGTACCTGGAATGAGATTTGATAATGGGTGGCAACATTTTAAATTTGTTACTAATGAAGTAGAGATGATTTGTGAGATGGAGAATCCACTTATCCTTATTACAGATTATGCAATTTCAGATGTAAAAAAGATAAGTGAGATATTACAAAAATGTATAGAGAATAATAGACCTCTTTTAATTATTGCAGAAGAGGTAAGTCCTTTAGTTACTAAGATGCTTGTGGCAGTAAAGACTATGCATAAAATTCCTATGTGTACTGTAAAAGCACCTGCTATGAATATTCGTAGGACTGAGATGCTTAAAGATATTGCAGCTCTTACAGGAGGTACTTTAATCTCTAGAAGCTATGGTAAATCTATAAATAAGGTTACTTTAGATGATTTGGGCAAAGCAGGTAAAGTAGTACTTGATAGACTTTCTACGTCAATTATAGAAGGAAAGGGTTCTCAAGAAGAAATACAAGCTAGAATAGATAACATAGACCACCTTATGAAAGAGGTTCAAACTACTGAGACTATGCATTATAAGAAGAAGTTGCAAGAAAGAAAAGCTTCTTTATCTTCTGGTATGGCAATACTTCATGTAGGAGGTTCTTCTGAAATAGAAATGAGAGAGTTGAAAGATAGAGTAGATGATGCTGTATGTGCAGTAAGAGCTGCTTTGGAAGATGGAGTATGTTATGGAGGAGGCTCTGTATATTATAAGTTAAGCCATCTTCTAGAATTTTCTAGAGATAAACTTAATAATGGGGAGCTTATTTTATTTAGTGCTTTACAAGAACCTTTTAAAAAGATTTGGAAGAATGCTAATTTGGATGTGTATGAAAAGGCAATGCGTTCTAAAAATTATAAACAGTATAATGATTACTTAAAAGAGAATGGTGTGTTAGACCCTGTAAAAGTTTTAAAACAAGCTTTATATAATGCAGCTTCTATAGCAACCTTAATTTTAATTACCGACTGTGTAATATACAATGATGCAGTGCTGCACACAGAAGTATCAGAATATGACAGTATCCCGACCTTAGATATTGATATGACAAGTAAAGAAGACGATGGAGCTATTTAGTATAGACGACTTTGAAGTGAAGTTTAAGCCGCAAACATTGTTGCTTAAACCCTTCAAAGTTATTTGGGACAGAGACACAAATATAGATAAAAGGCAGGCCCTCAAGGACCTAGCCTTTGTCTATTTTTATGCAGATTATAAAAGTGACTATGCAGATGTCATAGATGATGATGATAGAGAAATAGATTTAAAGAAAAGTCTGGCGTATCCTAAAGACTGGTTTTTAAAGGATGATAAAGATATGGAAGAGGCTATAAAGTTTTATAGAAAAAGAAGTGTTACTACAGCTTCTACTTTACTTGTAGAAACTAGAAAATCTATCTATAAGTTAAGTACTCATATTTCTTCATTAGATTTTACGGAGAAAGATGAGAAGGGTAAACTAGTTCACAATCCTAAGAGTCTTAGTGATATAGTAGCTACATTTCCTAAGTTATTAGGCTCTCTTAATGAATTAGAAGCACAGTTTCTAAGAGAATTAAAAGATTCCTCTACAATGAGAGGTAATCAAATTAAAAACACATTTGAAGATGGTCTATAACGAGTTTCAGACAGAACTTAATTTTGAAACAATTCAAAAATACAAAATTAATGATGAAGAATTAGCAGAGATTCATGATTATATGAATTCTGTAATAATGCTTCAAAAGCTGTCTTCTCCTAATAGACTACGTGCTAAAAATAAAGAAAGAGATAAACATGGAAAAATTAAGGTTGACATTACTGACCCTCACATACTTGAGGATATGGACTACTTTAGACCTTTGGCAGTATACTTTCAGGAACATAAAATATTCACTGATTTACTACCATCTAAAAATCCACAATCTGCTTATAAGAAGTTTTGGTTAGAACAGAAGAAAAGATGTTTAGAAGGTTATGTAAGAGAATCTGATGGGGAATGGATTACAGGATATCATTATCATTATTTAAATTTTACTCCGATTCTTCTTACTGAGAAAGATGGGGAAGAATCTAGAAGAGCTGATAGGGTAAAGGCATTTCCTAAAATGTGGGATGGAGATTATCTATTTTTTCACTATGTAGAACAAGCGGAAGAGCTTGGTAAACATGCTAATTTATTAAAATGCAGAGGTCGTGGATTTAGCTTTAAAGGAGCTTCTATGGATACTCGTAATGCTATATGGATTGAAGACTCTAAGTCTTTTACATTTGCTTTTGAGAAAGAATATTTAGACCCTGATAAGGATGGTGTAATGGGTAAAGCTTGGCAGATGCTAGATTTTATTGGAGATACTACACCATTACCGAGGTCTAGACTTAAAGATACTCCATTTGAAAAAACACTAGGATATAAAGACCCTGCTACAGGATTATCTAAAGGACTACAATCTACTATAAGTTCTTCTACTCTTAAAGATAATCCGAATAGAGCGCGTGGTAAAAGAGGTAAACTTATTAAATTTGAAGAGTCTGGAAAGTTTCCTATGCTTAAAACTGCATGGTCTATTGTACAAAAATCAGTAGAACAGGGTAGTTCAGTATTCGGACTTCTTCTTGCAGGAGGTACGGGAGGAACTAAAGGAGCTGACTTTGAAGCTGCTGAGGAGTTTTTCTACAAATGTGCAGCTTGGAATATTTATTCAATACCAAATGTATTTGATAAGAATGTAGATAATAGAAGGTCTACATGTTCTTTTTTCTTTGCAGAATACTTTAACAGAGAAGATTGTTATGATAAAGATGGTAACTCTGATGTAGTAAAAGCACTTATCCAAGTTATAAGAAATAGATATTTAATTAGAACTAATACTGCTGATGCAGAAAGACTTGCACAAGAAAAAGCAGAGTCTCCTATAACTCCTCAAGAAGCTGTAATGCGAACAGGAGGTTCTATATTTCCTACAGCACTTCTTAAAGACTATAGAGAACAGATTTCTCCTAATATTCAAGAATTTCTAGCCAGTCATTATGTAGGTAGAATTAAAATTACTTCTGAAGGAAAAACTAAATGGGAACCTGATAATTCTATTGTAGTAGTAAGAGAATATCCCATTAAAGATAATTTAAATAAGACTGGGGGGATAGAAATATTTGAACAACCTTATACAGAAGAAAGTGGAAGACCTCCTTCAGGAAGGT